CAAGGTCGTCAACGCTCTTCGTGATGAAGTTGCTGACATCGGGAATAACTCCGCTCGCGATGTCCGTTGCAGGGATACCGCCGGAAGGCTTCTCGTACTTCGCATCCAGGGCGTTCTTCAAGTCCGGCTGGTCGGCTAAAGTGCCAAGAATCTGTCCCCAGACTGCTCCGCCCGGGTCGCCTTTCTCGCCCTTAAGGTTATGGAAAGTGAAGGTGAAGACCTTGGCAGTAGCGGGGCCACTCGCACTCACTTCCACCGATGGCGTACCGATGTTGGCATCCACGGTTGCTGACACCTGGCCGAACCCAGCAGCGTCGCCGGTATCTCCCTTCGCACCCTTCATATTGTGGAACGCAAAGGCAAACACTTTCGCAGTGTCCGGGCCGCTCGCCGTAACCTCTACGGAAGGAGTGCCGACATTTGCATCCACGGTAGCCGATACATTGCCAAACCCTGCGGCGTTACCCGTATCTCCCTTGTCGCCCTTCAAGTTATGGAAGGCAAAAGCGAAGACTTTCGCGGTATTGGGTCCGCTCGCCGAAATCTCCACTGACGGAGTTCCCACATTCGCATCAACGCTTGCAGTTGCCTGCCCGAAACCAGCCGCATCACCCGTGTCTCCCTTGTTTCCTTTGATGTTGTGGAAAGCGAAGGAGAAGACCTTGGCTGTGTCTGGTCCCGACGCACTGACCTCAACCGACGGCGTACCGACATTGGCATCAACGCTGGCTGACACCTGTCCGAAGCCCGCCGCGTCTCCTGTATCGCCCTTATCTCCCTTGAGGTTATGGAAGGCGAAGACAAAGTTCTTGGCTGTGTCCGGGCCGCTAGACGAAACTTCCACCGAGGGAGTACCGACGGCGGCATCCACGGTTGCTGACACCTGTCCGAAGCCTGCGGCATCGCCAGGGTTTCCTTCCTCGCCCTTGAGGTTATGGAAAATGAAGTTGAAGTTCTTTGCAGTGTTCGGGCCGCTTGCCTCAACCTCCACCGATGGAGTGCCCACAGTGTCGTCCACCGAAGCCGTCACCTCGCCGAAGCCAGCAGCGGGACCGGGGGGACCGATTTTCTCCATCAGTTCGGAAGTGACTGTCGTATACTCAAGGTATACGCGGTCTTCCAGCTCGCCTGGATCAACATTCGCCTGCCAGGAGTGCTCCACGAGCGTGAAGGCATCCTTGGTGTCGAAGGTCACCATCTGCACCTCGCCGTCGTTCTCTATGAACTTGAGCGCGTAAGAGCCGAGGTAACGCTGGTCTTTGCCGTAGTAGATGAAGTGAAGCGTGTTGTCGTCAACAACATCAAACTCCCTTATCCGGACTTTCTTAGTGCCGACATTCAACTCTATGGAAATGTCGCGACCCGTCATCACATAGGGGGCGCCCTCGCTGTCCACAATAGTCCACCGGATGTCTATGTCGTTCCCTATTCTAATCTTTTCGCTCATACAAAAAAAGAATTAGGCAGCGAAGAGGAGACCTCCCGCTCAAGAAATACCCCTTCGTGCCGATTATTCATAACTCTTTGATTTGCCACAAATATAAATAAGTCCGAGGTATTTCACAACAACTCGGACTAAATTTACTTTATGGCTTTTGTAATTCTCAATGAAATTGTTTCAATTTCCGTGCCACACTACAGATTTGTGGAAACATAATGCGTCGCACTTGTTCCCAAAGGTCGTATCACCTTGTCCAGCATAGCCCTGATGGACGCCAAATCGTCACGCATCTGGGGCAGGTTGGACACATTCAACAGCATCTGGTCTTTGTAAGGGTCTGAAGCCAACCCGGTCGCCGTGCTGGCAGGAGTTACAGCCCCTCCAGTCAGATACGCCAGTATCGCAGCCACATTACTGCTGATATACGACATATAGAAGTTCTGCGTGTTGATGCCAGCCGCCAGACCGTTGATACTCTCCTCGCTTGCCCCTGCGATGTCTCGCTTGATGCCCGTGAACTGCCCGGACATCTGGCGGAGGTTCGTTCCTTCGGCCTGCAATCCCTGAGCCCAGCCAGTAAGTGCTTCGTTGAGAGGGTCCACGAGAGCATATGCCTCCTGCAGTTTCTGGTTGATGGTGGCGGCATTCCAGTCCTCCACTTCGGCGAGGCTTCTGTACCAGTCGCCCATAAGATTTTGGACGATGCCCGACAATGCTGCCTTCTTGACGATGTTCTGCACCATCTCGGTCATCCGCTCCTCAATTGCGCCAGCAGTGTCTCCAAACTCCTGATAAGCAGCCAGCCAAGCATCGGCAAAGGATTCAGCCGCGGATTCCAGGCTCTCTCCAGTCCAGAACTCGCTGGCGCTTGCCTTCAAATCGTCAATGGCAACGCCGACGCTACGAAGGTCTTTTTCAATCTCTTCCGCCTGCTCGCGGAACTCCTCTTTCTTTTTCTTGGTCTTGGCAGAGCTAGACGCCTCGTTAAGAGTGTCAATCTGCTTCTGATATGCCTCCTGCTTTGCAAGCAGATTGTTCAGTTGCTGAGTATAATTGGCAACATAGTCGTTGCCGAAAGCCTTGGACATTGCCCTATCAAGATTCTCATAGGACTCCTCAAGGTCTTCAACTACCTTCTGCTGGTATTCAATTTCCTTGGACACCTTGCGGGGCTGGGCGGCATTGAATGCACCGAAGACGCTTGACACGATGCTCTCCAGTCCAGTCACGGTCTGTGCGATGGCTTGAGGGGTAATAGCCCCGGAAGCCAACTGGGCGATACCCAACCCGGCACTCATAATCCCAGAAAAAGCCTTTGAAAAATTATCCAACTGTTCGCCAAAGTAGGAAGCGTTATCGCTGGTCGCAAATACAGACATAAGGTCTTTGACACTGGAGATATACTCATTAAGTTCCCTCTCTGCCTCCGATAGCGCGTCGGCAAGGTCTTTGATAGCCTTCTTTATATCGTCCTGTACCATCGCATACTTTTCGCCAGTTCTGATTCCATCCTTCTCCAAGGCACTCATTGCCTTCCTTGCTGACACCAATTTCCCAAGAGACCTAACGGTCGCAGAGTAGGCATTCCGTTGCAGAACCTGCGCCTCCGCCTGCTCCTTTGCCCTTGTAAGTTCCTTTAACTGCTGAGGCTCAAGATCCTTGGCATATTTTTTTATGTAATCGTCTATTAGGGCGATAAGATTTCTAAGTGTTACAGTAGATACACCATCAAGGTCTTCAAACGCCTTCGTCCAAGTATAGGTATCCTTCATTGCCTCCAGTTGGACTTTTGCGATTTCTCGGTTAAAGTATTCTGTAACGGCCGCGACTTCCGCTTCTGATTTTCCCATACCTCTGGCTTCCTCCTCAGCACTAATTCTTTGGGCTTGTAGCTGGCTTACCCTTTCCTCGTATGTCTTAGCCTTAGCATAGGTTTTCTCAAAGTTCAATAGCCAATCGGCGTTATATTTTTCGTTATCATCCAATGCTTTTTGGAAGATTTCTTTGAGTTTCGGCGGTAGTTTGTCCAAATCCGCCTTTATCGCAGCGACATCAAAAATCTTTATGTCTCCCTGAATCTGAGAAAGAAGTTCCTTGTTAATATCTACATCTCCCAAGGAATCAAGAGCCCCAAGCAGCTGGTCTTTCATACGCTCCTTAAAGTCTTTACCAGCTTCCCCATAGACACTCATAGTTAAGGATGCCGATAGTTCTTGGTTACCAGTCATCTCAAGCATATTCTCATAAAAATTCCGAGCCGCCTCGCTGTGTTTTATGCTGTCCGAAAGTTTTTTGAGGGATTTTTCAATCTCCTCTTTCATCTCATCCCAGTCGACATCCTGAACAAGCCTCTCTGCGTCAAATGCCGTCTGGAGGATGTCTTCTGTGGCATCATCAGATGCCATACCTGCCATAAAAGCAGCGTACCTCTTCATATCCCTCTTCTTCACAGAATCTCGCAATTGGGGGGCGACCAGTGGAGCGGCAGCATCCTTTAAGGCTTCAGCCAATGCATCCACATCGCCTTGAGCCTGCTTTAACGCTTTTTTGAGAGCCGCAGGTCCCTGAAAAGCCAAATCAACTAAAACATTGAATTGTTTTTCGGTAAGTTGTAGCCCCTGCCCATAATCCGCAAGGAGTTTATCTACTGTTGAAGAATATGTTTTGATATATTGGTCAAGCAACTCTTCCGCCTCTTCAGTCGTAATTTTCATACCCTCGGTGATTTGTCTCCCATCCGGAAGGCTTTTATAGAATCCATAACCAATGGTATAATACTTTTCGCCTGGAAGCTTGTACGCCTCAAGGCTAAGTCCTTCGTTCTTCTTAATTGAAGCCTTTATATCGTCAAACATATCCTCCGTCAATTCGTGGGTATACTGCCTTGCCCTACCTTGAAGTTCTCGGATTTGCTTGAGTATCTCGGCTATTCTTCCCTTATATGACTCGGGGCTCAAGAAATCAATTGCCGTCACATCTCCATAGATTTTCTTGATTTCTTCGCGAGCTTTCCCTTCGCCCATATATTCCACGAACTCCTTATAGTGCTTGTATATTTCCTGGACATTCTTCAAATCCTCCTTAAGGAAAGATAATGCACTCTTCTTGCTAGCGCTCTTACTCGTGGTAATAAAATCCTTTACCAACTCGCGAACTCTCTCTAGGAAAGCCAACTCGTCTTTCTCCTCGGCGATTTCTTCTGCAGTCGGCTTAGTATATGTGCTCACTCCTTCGATGAAATTCTTTCGTAAGAATTCCAACTCTGTAATTCGTTCCTGCTGATTCTTTATGGCTTCCTCTATAGATTTGGCGTAATCGACCATAGATTCCTCGTCTTTTTTAAGGTATTGCTGTATCTTAGTCATAGATACGCCAACTTCTTCGGCAAATTTCTTGGCGGCATCCGTGACAAGGCGAGTTGTTTTCTCTTGTGGGGCGATTTTAAGATAATCCTTCTGAATCTCCTCCACAAAAGGTTTGAGTTTCCCCGTTGTTGCTTTGTCAAGGAGGCTTAATCTCTCCATAATAGGAGTAAAATCTATAGCATCTTCCACCGCGAAGGCCTCGGAGATGCCGTCCCCCAAAGCATCTGTAAGTTCTTTTTTATATAAGGAAATTGCCTGCTTCCATCGGGCTTCATTAAACTCAAATGTTCCCGCCTCCTCCAGTTTGAATCCCTCTGGGGCTTTCTTCAATTCTTCCCTTATAAATTTGATGCGCTCCGCATATTTGCCCAAGGTGTTATTTAAGCCCTCAAAGCGCTTCTCTTCCTCCTCTACCTCCGCTTCAAACTTTATCGTATCCTCCAGCAATTTCTCGTAGTAAGACTTTGAAGACCAGAAATTGGATACCTGTTGAAGGGCTTGACCTATACCAGATTTTGCTTCTGTCCCTATCTGTTCTTTAATGATATCTTCAATTATCTCGGCAGCATCAAAGAAATCTGTTTCCGTCTTCAGCAACCCTTTCTTTATGGCCTGAGATACTCCATTGACTATTCTTGACGCCTCCTCGGCGGTGTATCCAGCCTCTTCTTTTAAGAATTTCTCTAACCCCTTCTGCTGAGTTCCAAGACTTGTGGCATAAGTCTCTGTAATCTCGTTCATATTCTGCTCATGAATCTGAGCCTGTATCTTCTCCTTTATTGCAGCGGTAAGAGCATCGTAATCCCCCTTCATCTCTTTCAGCTTCTCTATCTCAAGATCTTGAGATGGAATAATGTCTCCATAAGTTCTTTGGAGTTCTTGCAAGGCTTCTCTCTGCTCCGATGAGCCATCTGCTGCCCTGACTGCGGCATCGGCTAATCTCTGGAAATTACGCTCGGCTTGCTCAATCTGTATATTGCCTCGGGCTATATTCTGTGCTAGTTCTTTTCCTAAGCGTTCGGCTTCTTGTTTTGCTTTTACGATTAATCCTATTAACGCAGTTAGGGCGGTTATGGCAATTCCAATCCATCCTCCACTTTTCATATAAGCGGCCAAACGATGCCACCCCTGCTGGAACACATTGGTTGATTTTGAGGCGGCATTCAGATGCTTTGCAACTGATTTCAGTCTATCCGCTGTTGCCTGAAATGACCTTGAGCCCGTCTTAGCGGCCATACTAGCCGCCGCCGCACTGCGTTTGTAGGCATCGGTCGCCTGCTTCGCAAGATTAATATTTCGCGCAAGGCTAGGCATAAAAAGAGAAGAAACTTTCAGAGCAGCGAAACTGAGCCCGACAGCCTTTACCGCTCCAGAAACAAGACGCCAATTCTGCATCAGCCTCATAGCGTCGGCTATTAGTCGCTCCATCGCATTGTGGACTGCAGAGGTGTTACCTATCTCATCATACATAATGGATAGAGCGTCTTTCAATTTCATCCACTGACCCTTAAGCGTTTCGGACTGTTTCTCTTGCATCTTATAGAACATTCCTCCCGCTTCTGTCATATCGTTAAATATCTCCTCAATCATAGAGAACGAAACGGCTCGTTTTGAAATTAGCTCAAAGACCTCAGCCGTTGACACCATACGACCATTCAGTTCCGAGAACTTCTTAGCCAGAAGTTCAACTAATGGAATTCCGGCTTCAGTGAATTGTCGTAACTCCTGACCACGCAGAACACTGGCCGCACGAACCTGGCCGTAAGCCAAAACCAGTCGGTTCATATCTACTCCAAGACCAGCGGATACATCGGCTAACTGCATTGTGACATCGTACAATTTGTCCGTTTCAATTCTATATGCCGATAATTGCTTGGTAAAGGTCACCAACTCCTTTATCTCAAATGGAGATTTTATAGCCGCCGCCTTGATTTGCTTAAATAACGCCTCAGCCTTAACGGTATCTTGAATGATACCCGCCAAAGCGACCCGTTGCATCTCAAATTCAGCGGTAACCTCTCGTACATTTCTCACAAAGGTAGTCGCAGAGTGAATAGCCACCAATCTTAAGGAGTTTTTGATTAAAGATTCAAGTTTGCTATTTGAACGAGACAGCCCCGAATCCAAACTGGCGGTCTTTTCAGTCAATTCGTCCAATTCTTGACGAACGCCCTCAAGGTCATGCTTTAATTTCTCATATTTAGAAGAGCCCACCACCGTTCTGTTGAGTTGTTCGGCTAGTATTCTCTCTTTCTCTTGGAGAATCGCGATGGTTTTTGTTGATGTGTTCAGTATCGCGTTCTCGTATTTGCGTTTCGCTATTCCCTGCTGAATGAGTTCGTTGCGCCTTCTCTCCTTTTGAAGCGTCTGGTCAAGAGTCAAGGCAACTCTCTCTAACTCCTGCACTTCATTCTTAAACTTAGCATACAAAGCGCCCCCCTCAAGAGATTGTCTCTCCGCCTGCGTCATAGCGTTCCATTGAGCCCGCATCTCCGCCAATCTGCCGTTTATGGCGTTAATGCTGCTTTCCTGCTTCTGCCAATATGGCTCTTGCTGCGCATAGTAGTCGCGCATTTTACGCAATTCCTCGTTTGTCTCCGAAAGGCTGTCTATGTAACTTCTAAAACTGGAATCGCTTACTGTTTGGTCAAGTTGGGCTTGGGCGGACTGTAGTCCTTTTATGCTGGCAGCCACAGACACTACCTGCTCATTGAGCCTTTGGTATTCTTCAGCAAAAGAAAAGTCCCCGCGACCGCCCTCCATCTGTCGCAATTCTTGGAGTTCGTTGATTTGACGCTCAAGGGACTTCAACTCCATAATAGCCTGATTAATAAAAGGGCTTAGGTCTAACTTGCTTCCGATTTTTTCCCATTCTGCGTCCTCCAACTCACGATACCAGGAGTTTAATTGTTTGAGTTCGTCGTTTGTCTGTTCAATATTACCAATGGTAACTTTTGCTTCCAGGGTGTTAGAGTCCAGTGCGGTCTGCAATGTTTTTACGACCTTAGGTACTTGACTCACGGCATCATTAATGCCGCCCATTATATCAATGACTACAGGTATTTCAACTGCCATATTACTGTTCCTCCTTCATTATGAATTCTTGAAACTTATCCTCATCGGTCTGGGCTTTCTTACCCATGCCAAATATCGCTAAAATATCGTTAACTTCCTCATCTGTCTTGATAGTTTCTTCCCATGGTATCACAGTCTTAGGTTTTTCTGCCTTTTCAAAGTCGTAATCAAAGTAGCCCTTATCCAAGAGCATCATCGTTACTAGATTACAAGAGTCTATATACCAGTATCTCAACCAAGACCAGAAATTATAGTTCCCATATATTTGCTTTATCCGTTCATTGTGCTCGGAGTATTCAAACGCAGAGCCTACTTGCCTTCCGCCTTTATCCCCAAAGCGTCCGTCTCCAACATATTCATCACGCTTTCCAGCCGCTCTAGCTGCTGCTTGGCGACTTCGCCAACCGGTCTCATATAAAGCTCGCGTTCCTGCTTTGAGATATCCCAGTTGGCTTTGGAAAAACCCAAGTCAGCACTAACAAGTCCTGCTTCGTTAATCCTAAAAGTAGTTTCATTCCCACGCAATTGCAGGATGTGCCACTTTAGCCACCATAAAGGTCTAAGAAATATCGCCCAGTTCCCCAGAAGGTAATAAGCAGCCTTCTTTGAGTGAAGGGTGTATAATTTCTTAGTTATTCTTGTGGCTTCCTTCTTCGGTACGCCCTCTTTGCCTCGGACTTCAAGAATCTGGGCTTCTTGCTCCAAAAGAGCGATTTTAGTCTTGACGGCCTGAGCAACTTGTCTGACCCTATACTGGCGTCTCCCGACGCGAATTTTACACGGAGCACCCACGATGGTCTCGTGTGCCCCCTGCAGAAACTGTTGCGTTTTATCCATATTTGTTTTCAATCAAAAAAGGGCGGGCGCAATGCCCGCCCGATTACGGTTAAAGTTCTTGCGATTAAGCGGACTCGTACTTGAGCGCACCCTCAAGAAGGATGCCAGTCTTAAGGTAAGCGGTGTCAACCTGCTCTGCCAGAACCACAGCGTGGATACGGTAAAGACCGTCTGAGTAAGCGAGGTTGGAGGTAATCTTAGCCTTAGGATAAACCCAAGCGCGTTTCTTCTCCTGATCTGCAACGAGAATAGGAACGGTGAACACTGGAAGGTCTACGCCAAATCCCACAGCAGATGTTGAAGGGTCTGAGCCAGTCAGCCAGGCCGGAGTTCCGATGTTTGCGGAAGCGATGTCGGCGGCGGCCATAAACTTCTTCATCATATTCGCACTGGTGGATGCGATATCGAAGGAGAAAGCGAGAGTACCAGCGGTTACCTTTGCGGTGATGAGGTTTCCCTGCTCGTCAAGAATCTGGTCTGTGGAGACATCCTCTCCCTCCCAGGAAGTGCTGTCCTGAACAATCTGACCAAGGGATTTCGGATTAGCGAAATCGGAAAGTTTGGCGGAAGAATAGTCTGATACAGCGTCAAAAATGATAAGGTCGCCCTGTCCCACAAATGGGGCGGTTGCGGCGTCAATCTTGTCTATAATAGTTGCCATTTTCTATTAAGGTTTACTTGTTGAAAAATTACTGGTTGTATTCCACTTGATATTCAGTGTCGTGATGGAGTATCCCGAAGAAACATTCGGTGTTGTGGGAGTTATAAACTGAGGAGCTACATATCTGAAAAAATAGTTGCCGGTATTAAGGTTTTCTACTAACTCGTCAAACTGAGCCAGAATCTTCTGGACTCTGTTCTTCTTGACAGACCCGTCGTCGTGAAGCCTGCAGTAGAGGCTAACCATAAGATAGCCCTCTGCGTAAGGAGTATCCATTCCGACACCTCCGACATCCCCGTTGTACATAAGTACAAGGAAGTCCGTGGGCGTCTCATTCGTCGGGCGCTCCCAGTCTCCATAAACGGGAAGTGCAGGAGCGGAAGAACCTTCTCCGACAAATATCTTGCCCTGCAAGTAATCTCGCAGTTCTTGGTCTGGCTGTATGCTTGAAGGATGTATCATCTCTTAACTCTCCTTATGTTAGTCTTGTTGACAACTTTCACGCCCTTGTCGGTCACTACGACTGTGGGGCGCTTAAGCCCGCCACCGTCAATCCAATCGTATACGGCAGAAAAAAGTTCGTCGGCTAAACTGTCTGCAAATCCCAGATGTCGCCCAGTCTCGTTAACCTTCTCCGAGTAGGGAACGCCAATGATAAGTTGAACCTGAACGCCTGGAAGAAAATACCTCGGACCGGCACCTTCGGCTACTTCGCGAGCCCACTCCGCTCCGATGATGTTTCTTATTCCCTCGGTATGCTGAGAGCCTCCAGTCGCTGAAGGGGGCATATAATGTACAGAAGTAATCCTATTGCCCTGCATTATTCGGACAGCAACACTATCGTGAAGTTGTCCGGAATACCAAGGATGATAGTGGTCTCCTCCGAATTTCTGCTCCTTCCCTCCACTACTGAGTTTTGTTACATTTCTCGGCCATTCTGAGTCTTCTTTCTTCAGGTACTTGACGGCGACTTCCTGCAGTTCCACGAGCGCGATGGAATTCAGCGCTTTCCCAGCATTAAGGATGGCTTGAGAAAATGCGTTGTAGGTCTTCCCCCAATCATGATATGTGCCAGTCCTCTTTGCCATAATCTAGTCTCCCTGTGCTTGTTTCAGTTCTATTCTCGTGACCTTGACTCCAGCCCTCCAAGGCATATTGATGTCGCGTACAATCTTAACGATGGACTTGATTTCGCGACCGAATTCGGTCGTAATGGTCACGGCGTCGTTGATTTGTATCTGAACATCAACTCCAGGCAGAAAAAGAGTCGGGTTTCTCAGAGTAAATGCTCTGGTATAACTCGTTCCTCCCTCCTGATAGAGGCATTCTCCAGTATAGATGGTCTCGGGGCTTACCGGGTTGTCCCATTCGTCCCTTCCGCCATTATCTCTCTGGATAAGACAAGTATCACGGAATTCAATGAACTGCATACTATTTCCTCAAATAAGTAGCGTCAAACATCTCGCTAGAAGAGTCGTCCTCCTCAACCTCAAAGCCCCATTTAAGGCGCAGGGCGTCGCCCATTGCCTTGAATCTGGCTCGGTCTGCCATCGTGATGGTATAACCTCCACGGGAGGCTCTGACATCGCCGACCTGCTCGGAGTAACCTCCTCCAGCAAAAACTCCCAACACCGAATAGTAGATTGTCGAAGAGGCGTAATCCAGGCGCATCCTGAACTCTTCCTCAGCCAGTGAATCGGAATCCACATCATCGTCAAGTTCAAGAGGCTCAAGGTTGACCTCTATGGGACTCAGAGCGCAACGCTCCACTACATTGTCCTGCAGGTCAAGACCCGGGACCAGACTACGCAAATACTCTTCAACAGTCATACTTCTTCAATTTTAGGCACTGTAAGTAACCAAGTAGAACATCTCCTGAGGACGGTTAGGAACGCAGAGAGCGGTCAGTTCTGACCACCAATCCTGTGTCTTAGCCTTGGCGTCGTACTCGTACTGGATGAGTCCCTTGCCGCCAAAGAAGGTGGCATACATAGCGGATGAATCCGGAACGAGAGGAAGCACGGACTTGATAGTTCCGAGGGGACCTGCAGGATAGAACACATAAGTGTTCGCGTTGAAGGTGCGGAAGCTGGTGCGAACCAACTTGGCATCCGGTCCCTTGCCCTGCAGTTTCTCTACTGCTGCGAGACCCTGGCGGAACTTGATGTTTGCCAGAGGAATGCCGATAATCTTTGCGAAAGCGGCGGCCACCTGGTCGTCACCAGCGTTGTTGCCCACTGCGAGAGCGTTGGCGTCGTTGTTGGCGGCGAGAACGAGGTCTGGACGAAGCTGGTAGCCGATGGCTGTACGCCAAGCGGTATGGTCCATATCCTCAAGCCAAGACTGCTCGTCCACCTCAAGGATGATGTTCCTATAGCCCTTACGCTTCATAGCGCGGACGATAGTACGCATATCCTTCACGGGGTCAGAGGATGAGCCCTGATGAGCGGTGTCCTTGTTGTCCGGGTCAGTGAACCAGCGGTAGTTACCAGCAAGGGTGGTAACATTGCCTGCAGGAACATTTGCGGAGAAGGTGAGACCGACAATACCACGAGGGTTGTTGTCTGCTGACAGGGTGAGACCACGGTTGGAAACCATCTGGTCGCGCTGGTATGTCATAGACAGCTCGTGTGCATTCTTGATGTCGGACAGACCGTTGAAGAGCAGGTCAAGAGCGTACTGCTTGGCAGTGCTGTTCTGGAAGTCCAGTTTGCTGACAGCGTCGAGGTACTTGCGGTAGTCGTCCTCGTCCCAGAGGAAGCGAGCCTTCTGGCGAGGGATGACGCCACGGGCGCTCTCGAAGCCCTCTGTTCCGAAAGGAATGGCCTCAGAGTCCTTGTCTGTGTAGGTGGCCATCACCTTCAGACGATTGCTGGCGATGAGCTGCTCGTAGTCAAAGGTGAGGGATGAAACGGGGTCCCAGGAGAACCCGTCAAGATTGAGATCCTGGATATTGCCGAAGCCGACAACATCTTTGATGTACAAGCTGAAACTCTTGGAAGAAAGGATTCCAGCTTCCTCCATAAGGGTATAGAAACCGTTGCTATATTTATTCATAGTTCTTTCCTCCTAATTAGTCAAGTTCATACTCAAATGTGATACCAGGCATTGCGGCCTTGTAGTAGTCGGGCATAGCAGGGATGCGGTCGCCGAGAATCTGTCCCTTTGTTACTACTGCGATAGTTCCCTTGGTGGCGTTGTCGGAATCAACAACGACCTGACGCCAAGACAGTCCGTTCGGGAGAACGGCAGCCTTGTTAGAGCCAGCCTCGCTTACGATAACGAGAAGGTCGCCATCAGCGAGTTCGCCAAGAGAGTTGGCAGTGATTGTGAACTGGTATTTGCCAGCATCAGTGCCAGTCAAAGGAGTGGCTGCTCCAAGGGCTACAGCCTTAGCGGCTGCTCCTGCGGAAGTCATCTTGCCGACAATCATTCCCGATGCGGGAATAACGCCAGCCTGAGGCTTCAAAACGAGAGTGGTGGCTGCAGAAGATACTGCTCCAACGACAGTGAAGGTCGGGAGAATTTTCACAGTTCCACCCATCTTGTCAAGACGGACGGGCATACCGATGGGGAAGATTGTTCCCTTGGAAACACCGCTCAGGTCAAAGGTTCCGCCCGCAGTCTTGCGCTCCTTTACCTCCAGCCATATCGGCATCACGCTGCCGGGATACTGTTTGGATTCAGGAGAGAAAAATGCGTTTCCGTAGTTACTCATTTCTGAAGAGTTTTTTGGTTAAACTTATTGGTCTTTGGGAAGACGACCTTCGTCCTGCAGGCGTTTTTTCTCGGCGCTCCAGTCAATAGTGCCTTCCTTGTCATCCTTTGGAGGATCAGCCACAAACGGCTTGGAAGTGTCAACACCCTTTCTAGAAACTGCCTTGTTGAAATAGCCAGTGGCTTTGTCAGCCAGTTCTTCGGCGGTCATCTTTGAACCCGTAGCCTCATTCAATTCAACCGCGCGTTCCCAGGCGTCTTCCGCTTCCTGAGTGTACTTCTTGGCGTAATCGCCTCCGAAGAAAGACTCGCGGGCGCCAGCAAGGGCGGCTTTCTTTGAATTGAGGTTTTCCAGAGCGGTAATTTTCTCCGTCAACGGGGTAACGGCGTCGGCGATAGCGGCTTTGAGCGTAGCAGCCCAGTCCACTTTCTTTTCGCCATCGTCATCACCACCCTTTTCGTCATCATCGCCGGTATCTGGATGCTTTGCCTTGTAGTCCTCGTGCTCGCGCTGCAGGTCGGTTCTTTTCTGAATCTCCGAGTCGCGCATCTTCTGTAACTCCTTGGCGATTAAGTCCATCGTAGCAACATCAGAGATTGCCGCTTCAATGTCCTTGTCTTCTTTGACTGTCTCTTCCTTTGCTGAGGCGATCCGGTCCCAAGCCTCGTTGCTCAATCCAAAGCTCTTGAACTTCGTCTTAAGCGCTTCTGCAATTTTCTTTTTCATATGAATATTTTGTTGAATTGGAATCTTAACCGCAAAAATGTAAAAAAAATCAAACAAAAAAAATATGTGGCATCAAATTTGATAAAAAGGACACCCCAAAGGATGCCCTTTCGCTAATTCTGAATTGATTTGCCGGGAGCGTTGTTGTCCACATTTGCGGGATTGACCTTCGGCTCGTCATTGTTCTCAGAGCCGTCTGTGGTGTCGCCGAACTTCGCCTTCGCCTTGGGACCAGCCTCCGCTTTCATCGTGGCCTCTTCCTTCCACTCCTCCTGGATCTTATCGTAGTCGCCCTTGTGGGTATTGCCGATATCCTCCATTGCGGACTGGCGAGACTTGACGCGAGCGTAAACTTGGTCAAGTTCCATCTTGAGAGCCTCCGCCTCGTTCTGAGGTATCCAGCAGTTCTGCCCGACAGAAATCTTGAGTTCGCTATAGCCCTTTACATCCTTCTCTACCTTGCCGACCAGAGCCTTGAAGACCAGCATCAGTTGCTTTACGGACTTGAAGACCTCAGGCCAGTGTATCTGAGCCCACTGCACCTCTGGAGCGTACAGTATCTTCATCGTAGCGGATGAGTCACTGCCCTGCTTTATGATTTCGGGGTCAATCTTGACTGACATACAGGTATTACGGATGTCCTCCTCCAGACCGTCCACATGCATCTCTGCGATATTGCTCATATCCGGCGGAGCGAGGAACTTGGCGTCGGCGTGTGCGAGACTGTCCGATGTACCCTTTACGCCCAGAGCCTTGTTTGCAAGTTTGGAAGGAGGAAGACTGGTCGTCTTCTCTGCCTTCACGAAGAGGATAGGCATTGCAGAGCCCTTCACATGCTCTCCAACATAGGTCTTGGCATCCTCAAGCCTATCGCACTGCAGTTGAGCGGGTCCCGTAGGGATGTCGTCAAACCTAAAGTATATGCACTGACAGAGATTGTTGCCTGCCTGCGCCGACTTGGAGCGTACCAGCGTATAGCCATCCTCACTGAGCTTTCTGCCCTCTTTCGGAGCGATATCCTCATCCCCGTCGGGGTCAAGAACCATCCAAGTCTCTATCTTGCTGGTCGTGAAGATATCCACGGCGTCGTGCCCCTCAAACTTGTACTTACGGGCGATGCTCTTCTTCCCGTCAAAGGAAACCCTCGGGAACAGAATAGAGCCTTCCTCGTATCCGTACACCTCATACTGCAGGGGCTCGTCCTCGTCGTCCGACTGGAAGATGTAGATAGCTCCGTCGCCCGTCCTCATCGCGGACTTGATGACCTCAATGAATGCGGTCTTCAGTCCTACTATATCCGCCCAAGACATAAGCGTATTGAAGCGGGTCTCGTCGTTGGACTCCGCCGCTGTCCAGAAGCCGTCTGCGGCGAAGTGCGAAATCTTCCTCGCTATGATGGCTTCCTGTATGCCTACGGGAACTGTCTCAACGGGGTCATAGCTCACGATGTCCCATTTTTCCTTGCCGTTCTTGTCCTTCTCCCCGGTGGGACCGTAGACTGGTCTGACGGACATCATAGGGGAGTTGATTCTGTGTGCGGCCGAGTTAACCTCGTTGAGGAAATCATCCTGCGTCATCCGCATAAGTTTATACCCCAGCCCATTGGCAGCAGGAGAATTGTCCGCCACCCTACGCAGCCAGGGCTTCTTTTTTGCTAAATTAATGTAATCTCCGATATTCATAGGTCAATTGCGATTTTTATGTTAACCAACCCAGACCGCCCCGCGATAACTTCCAGGGAAGCTGTTAAATAATCCGTCGTATGCTTCTTCCTCCACCTCGGGAGCGGGGACTTTCTTCGGTCTTGCGTCCAGATCCCAAATCATCCTCAGATACATCGTATCTATGATATTCGGAGATGCGTGGAACTTAGCCCTATACTCGTCCTTGCTCCGGTAGTAGATTCTCTTGTTCCTCTGTAGTGTTCTAAAGGTATTGGACTCGTCGTAGAGCACATCTATCAACTGCCGAGTCTCTCCCTTCTTGCCGTAAGGAATCCTCATATACAAGTCCAGCGTGGTGGAAATCTTGCCAGTCTTGATGGCGACCTCCAACTTGCTCATCAGTTGAGACCTTAGGTTGAAGTACTGCTCGAAGGTGACCTGGTTGCCCTGCTCGTCGTATTCCTGCATCGCAGTCTTGTTCGCCGTCACCGGCCAACCCTCTGTATATGCTTTCAGATAGTTACCAAGTCCCGTAGCATCAAAAGCGAAATTCTTTTTAGGAATGCCGTACTTCGTCAGCATCTGGTCAATCCAGTCCACCAACTCCTTGGGGTCGCCTCTGAAGAACTCAATCCCGACAATCGTATGACCCTTCCATGCGATGAAGGGGTTGTCGTCAGAGTCCGCATTGCCCCCAGACACATCCATAGTGCCGTACATTGTCTCATCCTCGTCGTAGGGGTTACTGGCAATGTCGCGTATCATCTGCTTTGTCACGCCCACTTCCTCGTTGTCTATGGGACCGAAATAAGCCTCCGCCAGTATGGAACGCTGTTCGCCTCCCACATTATGAAGGTTGGCGATGGACTGCCCCTTAGTGGCGGCCACGAGCTTTCTATTGCCTGCCGCTGTTCCTGTCAAGAGCGTGAAGGACTTCACCATATCCTCGGCTGTGAGCCCAGCCTCTATGTCCTCCTTGCTCAGCTTGATGTTCGCCGACCTCACCACTTCTGCCTTTGAGTCTCCCCAGACGACGGTCTGAGGCGTATTGCCCTGGATGTAGAAGAACCTCTCCTTGCCCTCCATTTCCGGTCTGATATACCAAGTATCGGGGTCTATGTAGCCCCCACAGAGAAGGAACTCCGTCGTCCAGTGCCCATTCTCGGGGTTGAATGTCAGAAGCATCTGCGGCGTTATTCCAGAAGAGTCTCGGTTACGGGAGAAGATGTATGTGAACATCTTGAACTGACGGATAGCCGTCGCCTCGTCTATCGCGATGAAGCTGGCCTGCTGTTTCTTGATGTACTCGATGAACTCAGCCCATTCGCCAGGATTGTCCGCGTTGAAGTTCGCGTGAATCATCTGGATGTAGTTATTCCACTTAGACCACGCAAAGGTTGGCAACTCGCCGGTGGTCACTTCACACCCCGAGAACTGCCCCCATACGAGGGATGCGTCTCTGAACATAGAAGTTCCCTTTGCCGAGTCCAACTTGCGGACATTAATAAGACGCCCCGTGTAATTCGGAACGCCTACGCCCTTGAGCCCTTTAAGGAAGATGCCGAAGCTCTTGCCGGATGTCGCCTGTCCGCAGGCGAATATCAAATTTGACTCGCACGAGCATATCTGCTCCTGCATCCCCTCCTGCGGAATCAAGTCCACGCCGTCACGGAGGGTGTAATCTCCGACCTTGTCCCAACCCTTATCCTTTATGGTAGGAAGACGCCTCTGCACATGCTCATACAGAGGGGGAAAGGCGGCTTCTTTGTTTCTAAGGGCGAACATACGCCACAAAGATAAAAAAATAGAGCATTAATGCAAAAATAAAAGGGGAAGGTTTATTTCCTCCCCCTTCGCCGAGATAAGATAACGGCTAGAATAGTTATATAGGTAGAATAGGTTAAATAGGTTCTTCTCCTTGATACTGTGGCTGTGCCTGCTGCTGGAGTTCCCAGCCCCAACAGGTAAGATCCATAAAGTAACTTCCGTTGTTCTGGCGGACGCTTCCGTCAAACTTGAACTTTCCGACTTGTCCGACGCGGAGCTTTGCAAACTCCTCCGCCTTGTTCATATTACTGAGCATTATCTGTTTCGGATACTGCCCGTCCTCATACTGCACTACGATAAAAACCTTCCTCCAGAAGCCTCGGGAAGAAGTCCCGGTCTTCTCCGGGGGCATTGCGATAATTTTTCCTACGATTTCCATATATTGTATTGATAAGTTCAATAAAAAGGGCGACGGGACACGGGTTCGTCGCCCAAGTTCAAAAAGGTAAAAGCTATGACAACAACTATGGCTGTTCTTCTGCAACTTGTATGCCAGAGGGCTTGATTAGCGTCTGCTTTTTGTACTCAAAGCCGTGCTCTTCCGCGAACGCCCTCGCTTCGCATTCCTCGCAAAGGTCTTCGCACTCCTGCTCGCAGAATGCCCTATAAGCACAAGTGGAACAACTCTCGGGCAGATATCTCCTCGGCTGTTCCGCCACCTGCTCCTCCTGGTCTAGCAAGCCAATCTTGTCGGCTATCTTGAGGACTGCCTCGGGGTCGTCGGCATCGTCAATGTTGTTGGCCAGGCTCATCGCGAACTCAACCAACTTTGTCTTCGCACGAGCCTTGCGCTCCTCAATGTTGCCCCTCGGGGCTTCCTTGACCTGCGGAGGGTTCAGTATCTCATCTATCGTCTTCTTGTAAGCCTCCATATAGTCCTTTGCGGTTTTGCTGGCAAAGAATTGGGAAGTGGCGGCCTTCACCGCCGTCTGTGCCTTTGACCCGATGAAGTCCGGGCGGGCGAACTTAAGGAAAGCCACCTCTCTGGGACACCCAGAAAGGACATAATACGAAAGGCAGTCCATCTCCTCCGGGAGCAAGTCAAACATAAGACCTTTCGGTCGCATTGGTATTAATCCAGGCATATAACTATCTGGTATTCAAATATTCCTTTATTATAATTTGGAATTGTTCTAAATTACGGCAAATGACATAGCGATAACCTTGAGCCTCAACCAAAGCCTGCCATTCCTTCTGAGCGGGTTTCTGGCTACCGTTCTCGTCTTTCATCTCAATGCACAAAGCGCCACAACCGCCTCTCTGGATAAAAAGAATCAGGTCTGACACCCCGGAGACGACCCCAAGGCTCTTGCGTATAGCCCCCTGGATGAAGTTGCTGTCGGAGCGGTCGTTCTCATTCGGAATGTGGAAAAGGAGTTTCCTGTATTGAGGATACTCATTCCAGAACCACTGGAAACATTGAGCCTGGATCCTCCCCTCATTTGCACGATGGCTCCTTTTCTTGTCGGCGGGCGAGGTCTCTACTATCATTTCGGTCTTACCAGCTCTGCGTGATTGCTCCACCATTGCGCTTGCTCAAGGTCTCCTGCAAGATACCTCTCAAAGCAAATACGACAACGGTCAGCCCACTCGTCATAAGGCCCCTTTTTCAAGGTCTTGATGGTCTTTTTAAGGTCGGACTCTGTCAAGGTCTTGGCGTGCTCTATCGGAGAGCCCATAAATTCAAGTTTCATAAGCGTGTGGTTTTTGCAAAGATAGCAAAATTATTTAGAAGAGGAAATGCGGCGCTCCACCATTCTAACAAGTTCCTCAATAACATCTTCGCTCGTGGAGGACCCAACACTAAACCATCCACCGAGAACATCCAAACCAAACGCATCCCACAGCCGCGATAGTGACCAGGCGGGAATGGAATCTTCAGATTTAGCATTGAACGCATACAATATAGGTTCTGCCGTGGCCACCTCCATGGCGTGCCCAAAATCATAAGTAAGAGCGACATTGCGCCACATCATATCCGCACTCCCCGGATCAAGTCCGGCATCCAGGAGGCGCTTAGACTGCTCGATTGTTGTTGCTATCTGGCTCATTATGCTCTGCATTTGAAAACACTAATAGGATTCATTCTGTCCCAATCAAGATAATCTGATATACTATGCTTAAATTGCACTGCCACAGGTACATCATTCAAACGCATAGCCAAATCCATCATCTCATTATATTTATAATATTCATGAGGCACTCCGCTCATAAGACCAACTTTAATAAGGTCACAATAAGGAGCGATTTTCTCAGCAATACTTGCCGTGACTTTTGGTGTAACAACCGGTTCTAAGGAAGCAAAAGTCCTATACCCAGCGCTATGGAGCATCTCCATGGCTTCAATTCTTTCTTCTGTGCTTGATGCTCCAGGCTCTTGTTCATCGTGACCAGTAAGAGTGAAACCCCATGCAATCATATCATATAACTTCGCCCCTTTCATTGCATAAAAAGGCGAAATATAGGGATCGTGAATAAAATCGGCATTTTTCGTTAAAACTTGAACCCGCACATCATGAATTACAGCCTGAACGATGCAGTCCCAATTCAGTTTCCTTGTGTCTGGTATCATCGGGTCGGATGAGAATGTGAAGAACAGACTCGACTTCTGCAATTCCGGAAGATTCGCCTCCAGCTCTTTTATGAAAATATCGAGGGCATGATCTTCGTCCTTGAAACATGATTTCAATTTAGGCACCGGCCCGCCCATGGCGTGAGCCAGAACACCGCGCTTACAGTAGCAATAGGAGCAGTCGTTGCTGCATCCAACATATAAATTACAGGCCCATTCGGCATATTCGCCAGCCTTACCTTTAGGCGTATAAATTGCTTTACTCATAATCTATATCTTCCCAAAAAATACTGACTTGCCATCCTTTCGTTCGTCCTTCATACAGGCAAACCTTTCACATATAGCAGGTTTATGCTCAAAACGGCAAAAAATGCACTTATAAAAACCCCTGCGGCCAATAGCCCTATCATTATACATAAACTTTGGCGAATCTGGATCTTCTCCGCTGAGAACAGCAGCTTCTTTACAGACATTTATTCCGTAAGTACTTCCAATGTTAAGGAATTTTCTTTTTGCGATTTCCATATTCACTCAAATATAGTTCAGTATATCCGGGTTCTTTCCTTTCTTTACAAGCCGTTCAATCTCGCGGCGGTCCCGTCTTGGTAAATCTGGCCAGATCTCGCTTATCGGGACTGGCTTGCACTCTCCGTCATACTTAAACGGCTGGGACTTGTATTCTTCGATGGTCATAAGTCATTATCTTTTACGGTATAAACATTTCTTGCACCGGTTTAGATTCCTGTGCTTTGACTTCAAGATGCAATCTCTTTCCCCGCAATACTTGCAGTCTCGCTCTGGGGTATAGCGTATGTATCCGTTCTCTGGCATCACTCAAATATCTTCCTATAATGTTCGCACAACGCCTCGCGGGTGGGGAAGACCTCGTCGGCCAAGAAAACATATGCTCTATCTCGATTTGAAAGTTTAACATACGCCATGTAACCAATCTCAAGAAGAATTCCTCTCTCTATTTGATGGGTTTTGGGGCCCCAGGCATTCCATACCCACACCTTGTCTCCTGGTTTCATATCTCTTCAAACGGTACTCCGTTAACGGTTATTTTCAGATTAAGGTCGTTCGCATCTTTTATTACAAGGGCTCGAGTCTCGTCGTCGTTTGTGAACATTACCGGCAAGTGTTTTTCCTTTGCTTCTCTCAGCATTGCTATCACCGCCGCCGGTACAGACATATCTGGGCGC